CTGCTATGCACACATCAAGCGGAGCGAACTGCATCAACTCCTGATGGTCTTTACTTGGTTTATAGTCGTGTATTTCGTACTTGTCTCCCTTTCGTTTTTTGATAGGTCGGTACATTACTGCCATAGCCTTGTTGTAGGTCTCCCAACTTTGCAGACTATTCTCTAAGTCCACATACTCTCCGAAAGAAATCTCTTCTAAGTTCGGAATAAAACCGAACTCTATATCTCCGATTTTAAAGGCCTGTGTAAACTCTGGCTTTTGGCTGAATAGGTTTGTAAAGTGAGCAACCATTTCGTTAAGTGACGTGAGCTTGATGTTAGCCACATCCGATAACCTGATGCCACAGAAAATCTCAATCATCTTTTGAGCAATGAACTCTTCATCGTTTGAACCTTTCTGCACGTTTAAGAAGTCCACATAGTGCTTAAGTGGGATTTCGTTTAGTGAGGTAGGTACTTTTACTTGGATTTCCATATCTATTTAACTTTTTGTTCTTGTTTTTGTAGCACATAGGCATAAGCTGCTGCCAGCATCTGTGAGTGCATTCTTATCTTGTAGATGTCATCAAAGACTATCTTGACCTTTTTGCCTTTCTCGTTGTAGATGTACTCTTCTACTACTGCTTTCATTTTAGGCAACTCATCGGATTGCGTATTGTCCATAGTTTGAATTTAAGCCGAGACTTTCCATCTCGTGGTATCTAAGTGCGTCAATAGCGTGGTCGTTTCCTCCTGCAGGTTTGTTTAGTCTTACTCCGTGTTTATCTACATCCCAACAATATGACCTCAGCTCTTTGATGAGGTTTGTACTCTGCTTGGTAACTAAGTAGTTCTGACGTTGCATTACGTCTATCCCGTAGTTGATTGAATCCTTGCCTTTCGTAACTCCTTTAATCGTCTTTCCGTAGCGTCTAATCTCGTCTATGGATTTAGGCTCTGAGGAATCAGCATAGATAGTAACGCTTGACGGAAGTATCTTAGCGATGTCGGAGTTAAGCATTCCAGTTCTGTAAACAATTTCGTTTACTATTCGTTGACCATTCCAATTATAGATTTCTATCGCTGCAGTAGGGTCATTAGTGTAACCAAAGTCAAGTCCTATGCCTACCAATCGTGCGTCATCAGGTATCTTGTCAATCTCTTTCCAATTGTCAAAGATTACACCCTCAAGCATTCCTACTTCTCCGAGACCATACACTCGCCACCAATTAGCCCAGTAAGAACTCGTAGCTGCTTTGTCACGGTTCTTTTCTATTTGTCGGACAATACTCTCGTCTAACGCTTCGTTATCTTTGTATGTAAGGATGATGAAATCTGCATCAGGTTCATCTTTCAGTTCCTTGTGAACCCAAAACTCATTAGCAGGGTTAAAGTCTAAGTATATCTCTTTCTTTGTACGAATGGAAAGCTCTAAGTAAGCGTCAAAGGTTACGTTGTTACACTCGTTGATATATAGGATGTCACGTCTTGCACCTCGAAGTTTAGATGAATCATCTGCACTAAAGAACTCTATGCTGCTTCCGTTTTTAAATTGGTATGTAAGTAAAGACTTATTGAACTGCTCCTCTATATAACGGTTAGTCCACTTCATTACTTTTAGAAAGTCTTTTAAAGCACCTCTACGCAAGTGAGGTATGCTTTCAGCTACTACGCTTATCTCCGTGTTTGGATAGCGGATTGCCTTGTCAATCAAAACGGGTAGTATTCCGAAAGTTTTACCTGCCGAAGTACCACCCTGAATGATTTTAACTCGCTTCTTTAAGCTGAGTATTTTATTTATTGATGTCGTTCTCTTGAACATCAGGGAATAAAGGTTGTTCTAAAATTGTTTGCTCTATCTGCTGCACTGGGGCCCCGTAACCTGAATCCATTAAAGCCTTGTAAGCTGCAACATCTCCCTCACGTGCTTTCTTGATTAAAGCTAAGGTCATTAAGTCCTCTTGAGACATCGTTTCAGTTTCTCCTGTCAAAGGGTTTTTAAGGTTCTGATTTACCTCAAGCCATTGACGAGCTATTGTGCTGCGGTTCTTACTTCCTTTCGGTCTTCCGTTAGGGTTTCCGCTTTCTCCTTTTTCAAAAGGTTTTAGGTTGTTTAATTTATCAGCCATAAATCTCTGTTATTTCACTGTTTCTCCGTTACGCTTAATTACTAAACTCGGGTCAAGTTTTCTCATTCGGTCAATGATAACTTGGCAATACTTCGGGTCTAATTCCATTCCGTAGCACTTGCGTTTAAGTTGGTGTGAAGCTACCATTGTAGAACCTGAACCACAAAAAATATCTAAAATTGGTTTGTCATCTAAATAATTAATGCACCACTCCATTAGTTTTAATGGTTTCATTGTTGGATGTTCTTTTGTTTCTCCGCCCCAATGGTGTGATAACATTCTACAATTCTTCCCTAAATTAGTCCAAGCAAGTTCAAATTCACTAAAACTCAATCCATCGTTTTTTTTATGCCAGCATAACCAATCATTATTAATTGGAAGTTTGTCGGCAAAGTAATTACCACCCCAAATTATAGCTTTATTTACTAATGCTAATACATAATAGAAATCAGGCACTTCAACATCCCAATCATCTCCTCTATGAAACTTTTTCTTTCCTGTTCCTAATGTCTGCTTGTTTGCATTTATTCCATATGGAGGGTCTGTCAATAAATTAACTTCTTGACCATTCATTAACAATTCAACCTTTTCTATATCCGTACTATCTCCACAAAGTAAACGGTGTTCTCCTATTTCAAATAAGTCTCCTAATACTATGTCCGTGTTTATCTCGTTTGGCACTTCGTAATCATCTTCCTCAGCTTCGAGTACCTCTTGAATGCTTAAATCAACTGGTAAGTCTAAACCCCACTCATCTAACTTTTCAGTATCCCATTCGTTAGCTAACATATCCCAATCCCACTCTCCGAAGCCTACGTTATCTTTTACAATAAATTCGTCTTTCTGTTGCTCGGTTAGGTTCTCAGCTTTTACAATATACACTTCTTTTAATCCAGATTCTTTGCAGGCCTTTAAACGCATATTTCCACCTAAGACAATATTGTTCTCATCAACTACGATAGGACGTAGCTCTAACATCTGCGGAAACTCTTGTATTGATTTGACTAACTTACGGAACTTATCGTCTTTAATTAGTCGTGGGTTTTTCGGGTTATTTTTTACTTCTGTAATTTTTACTTTGCTTACTTGCATACTGCTCTATTTGGTTTCTACATATTGCGTATCTCTGGTCTTGGTCTTTGTATTCTCTGACCATAGTGTCATCCATCATACATCTTTGGAGGAACTCTCCTTTTTGTTCTTTAGGTAGTGGTGTCGGTAAAGGCATCTTTTACTTTTTTAAAGTGGTCTAAAAATTCGTCTTCTGTTAGCTCTTCTAAGCACATTAAACCATCGGCATCTGTGAAGTACTCAATTAAGTGGTGTCCGTCTTTTCGTATCCTTTCCGATAGAGAGTGAGCGTACTCAATCAAATCTTTGCCGTAGTCTAATATGTAGTATCTCATCCTTTGTACTCTTCAAATACCTTTTGCATCTTCAATACAATCTCACGGAAACAAGAAGCACAAGATGTAGGCTCTTGACGTAAGTTAAAGACACGGTTGTAAATTGCAATCAATCTCGTTTGTTCAGTAGGTCTGAATGTTTGTTGGGTGAGTACTCCTGATTCGTTTAACCAAGTGTATTCTTCTTCAGTTAAGCAGTTCGTGTTTCTGTACGGGAATAACTCATTGAGTTTCTTCTTACGCTCTTCGCATCCGCAGTCTTCTCCTGCTACAAATTCTACTAACTTCTTGATACCAGTTGCCTCAGTAATCTGCTCAATCGTATCTCCAAGTCCTTTTGCTTTTCTTTTAGCCATTGTGTTTGTTTTTAAAATATTCTTTACTTAATTCTTTAAGGTCATTTCTGAGCATTTTGTTTTCGTGTTTCAGTTGCTCAATGCTATCAGCCATATCATTGAAAAACTTTGCATTTGCTTTAGCCTTTTCTTTATAGCTTGCGAGCTTCTCGTCTAATGCTTGCAGTATATGTTTCATATTAGCTCAAAATCTTTATTTAAGAAATCCTCCCAATCGTCTCCTACGTTTTCTCTTAGACGCTCCTTGCAGTTCTTTAGTGTATTGTAGATTGATGTTAGGCTGATGTTAGTTTCGCTTGCGATGTCTCTCATTGACATATCTTCTTTGAGGTAAAGAGTGAATAGTTTGGTGTCATACCAATGCCAATTCAGTATCTCTTGTTTTATTCTTGCGTCTAACCTTTCGTATGCTTCGTGTTTCTCTACCTCTGGTGTTTCGTCTGCCACATCTCTCAACTCGTCTACACATATTAACTCCTTAAAATACTTTTTGTTATTCGTATGAGTAGCGTTTCTGAGCATAATCCACATCAAAGCTCTGTTTGGTTCTCCGTCTTTGATTATTTTTTCGAGGTATTCGTATTTATGTAAGCGGAGATAAACGTCTTGCACTACATCGTCTGCATAGTCCACTTCGCCAAAGCCTTTCACTATGCCTACCCACTCTTTGTGGTGCTTAGATAGTATTGTAAGTGCATCCATAGTTGGTTAATTTCTAAACAAATATATGACTATATTTTAATCTAACAAGTTGCCTACGAAAAAAGCCACTCGTTAAAGTGGCTCTAAATCATTCAAATAAATCTCTCGGCTTACGTATCTATCCAGCTTGTGAAGTGTGCTTAGAGTGACGTCTTTACCGTTCAGAAAGTTGTTTACTTGG